GAAGACCACCACACAGATATTACAAAAGAAGGGTACAAGGGATTACAGGGGAATCACCATTTCCGAGGAATTATTATGTTGCATGACGTAAAGGACGGTGGGTTTGATCCGATGTTTGTTAGTATGGATTACCTGAAGGCTCGCTATGCCAATCCACAAAATTAACATTCCAAGCATTCCTTGTGGAATCGTCCTAGATAGTGATACACTTATGGTGGCCTTTAATTACACCCAAAAAGGAACGCTTATGGATAGTCAGAAGAATGTTCCCTTGGCTGTCTGGAAACAGAAAGGGCTTGAGATTGAGGGTAAGCTATTCTTGTATAACATGTTCGTAAAGCCAGAAGGGGCTTTAAAAGAGTATTTGAAAGCTATTATTCAACACGATGGACAGTTACAACAAATGCCTTTTGGCTTTAATTTCTAGGAGAAGCAATATGCAAGAATGCGTAAAGGGTGTTTACGATTTCAATAATATGTGTAATAATTTTGACTCTGTTGATTATAAAAAACTTCTAGCACAAGCAAGAGTTGTTAAAGAAGAGGGAGAGGAATTGTTCACAGCTTTTCTTGCACACGAAGGTAATGCACAAGTGCTTAAAGAAACTGTTGATGTGCTTGTGACAATTACTGGTATGGTGGGTATGCTAGAATCTATTGGTTACGATGTTGTTGGAGCTTGGAAGGTTGTTAATGAGAACAACATGACAAAAGCATGTGACCTCGTTACAGCCCAATATTCAAAACACTTCTTTGAAGAAACAACGCCTGTTGAGATCGAGTATAATACACAATTTGATAAGTATCTTCTCCGTGATGCTCTGGGGAAAATACGCAAGCCGTATAATTATCAGAAAGTGGACGTATCAATGTTTTGTCCAAAGGGGGCTTGATGAGTAAACAACAAAAAGAGAAGGCTTCAAAACAGCATGGTTTGAAGGACTATGTTATTATGAAGCAACCAAAATGCTTGCTCTCATTTAGTATTGGTGATATTCTAACGCTTCCATTCTTTAAACACATGAATCGTTTTGAATTGATGCAGAAAGAAAACGATCAAGCAGTCAAAGAATCATTGTTTCCAATTGGTGTGGATGATAACATGCCACTAGAGATTCAAGCTTGTCAGCATTACGACTTGAACGAAAACCTTGTAATTGATTGGCGATACATCTTCACAGAACGCACTGATAGTAGTTGGGCAGCAGATAAACGTTGTTCAAGCGCAGCGTTAGCTGCCTCACAAAATGACGTTACAATGGCAGATGAAATTAGCACAATGTCAAAACAAGGGATTGGTGCTGATGGATTCTACAGTATGTGTATGTGGGCAATTGATGATGAAGGAGGTGTGTATTGGAAGAGTAGGACAGGGGATAATTCCCTTGAAGAGCAAGATGATGTAAAGAGGAAGATTTGTGAGTTGCAAGCTATACAGGAAAATATCCGAGGTGTTCTTGGGTATAACGAAAACATTTTCAACAAGGGGAATTAAACATGGAAATTACAAACAAACAGAAAGAATTGATTAACGCATATGCTGAAGAAGCACTCATTGCTTTGAACACATTGAAAGCTGCACAAGACCATTTCAAAGAGATTGTGGAGAGTTTGACAGAGAGTACAGAGTTGAAGGCAGCGTTTATTAGTGGTTATTTCAAGGCTAAGTTTGATGATAAACTTAGTGATATTATTGAGAAAGCTGAAGCATATGATTTTCTTGATAGTGTTACTGACGCAGAAGACTAATAAGTAATAGACGAAGAAAAGCCCCATCGTGAGATGGGGCTTTGTTACTAAAAACACACTATCAAGATTAGGTTTCCTAACGCTCTATAAATTCTATTAATCCATCTTTCTGACCTCCTTGGTCTCTAAAACAGGTAGCCGAGACTGACGGGGGCCACGAAATAAAATGGACGTGAATGATACCAACCACAACAGCCCCAGTGAGTAACTTTTCCATTTTATGCTCCGTTTAAGCTTCTACTAACCTCACACCAAGCCACGCCGTCATGAATTAAGCGCAGTGTGGAGTTTGCGCTTGTTGTGAAGTTTCCAGCCAACTTTAGAGAAGCTCCCCCATCATTCATAGTGAGTGTGTCAGCAAATGTAAGTGTAATCTCACGTCCAACCCAACCTCCGTTTATTGTGCCAATGTTGTTTGTTCCGCTAATTTGGAAAAAATTCACACTTGCTGGAATATTTAATGGGTCAGCAGAGGCCAATGTTTGGATGATAACTGTACTATTATCAACTACAGAAACACCTTGTGCCCAATCCCCGTAGTCATTTTTACCTATATGGATATTATTGGTAGCTACTAAGGAGGATATGGGCGCGTTGCTAATAGCTTGAAATCGAATATTATCAACATTTACCACTGAATCAGCAGAGTGCACAAGAACCCCTGTGGTAGTGCCCCTCAGAATCCCCCCTAAGATACTTACGTTCCCAGACGTTATATTGATTCCTTGGTTGCTACATGCCCATGAGTCACAGCTAGTAAGCGTTGCGTGTGCATTTACACTTTGACCTAAGTTGTACCCAGCATTCTGCGCGGCAGCTTGACAACCAATAAATCTGGTATCAACGCTATTCCCATCAACAACAAAACCTATTGCTCCGGCGTGGTCGCCAACTCCCGCTGTAGATGTATTATCTGCGGAACATCCAGTCAAAGTAACTGAGTTTGCATTAGAAACCCAAAACCCCCTGTAGTACCCGTAACTAAAGCAGTCTGTGATTTTATTCCAGTCCCCCCCGTCCTGCATTTTATAGGCGTTTCCACTACGGCGAAGCAGGGCATTTGTTGTCCATGTTTGGTGCACTGTGGTCCAAGGCCAGAAATGGCATTTATTCAGATAACAAATATCATATGCCCCGTCAATCCGAATACCGTTGGCACAATCCCCTGTAACATACTCACAGCGAACGCGTTCGTTACCAGAGGAGGTGATGGCCTGAATAAAACCCAAAATAAGGAGTTTGGACAGTGTTGTATCGGAACCACCCACCTGAATTGCGGTGCCTGCAAAAGCTGCAATTCCAGATGTGGCATTTGTGGCACTGGTGAATGGCAGGTCTAACCCACGGCGCATAATAATACAGTTAGACACCGCACTCATATCTGAAGTTATAATACTGACCGCAGGGTCAATAAATAACACACCTCGCTTTGAATCGTAGTCAGCCGCAGTACCGGGAAGGATTTCTCCCGGCATGCCGAGCGGCCCTTTGAGCCAAACATTATCAGGGATAGTGAGTGAGGACGCGGCGAGGAGGTAGCGGCTGTAAAAGGTAACCGTCCCACCTCCTAACGATGCGACGTGGTTAAGAGCATTTTGAAATGAAACCACGTCGTCTGTGATCCCATCCCCAACGGCCCCGAAATCATCAACACTAACAGACTCACCCAGCTTTTCTGCCACCAACCGCACTACGGCCCCAGTACCACTTCCTACCCACCCAACCATCTCTGCTCCGTCAGCACTAAGGAGGTCGTTCCTAATTCCTTGCTCATCCATGTCCAAGAGAGCTTTCGGGAGTGTCTTCCTAATCCCTCCTAGCCGATTAGTGGAAGTGTCAATATTTGCGCCCCCGACCAACCCCCCTGCCTTCCCAGTAGCCACCTCTGCCACGTGCACTGTATCCAGTTGTAAATTAATCAAATCTTGTTGTGTTGGTGCTGTCATGCAATATCCCCTTCATAATATCGTTCATCGTAATTTATACATGTAATATCAACCTCGTTGAAGGATTTAACTTCAATTTCGGTGATAATGTATTTTTTGTAGGTGCTTCCACTAGTCACTTGATAACGTGTTTTATCTTGTGCCCACCCTGTATAAATATCAATTGAAGGTGTTGTAGAAAACTTCACCATTCCAATATCAAAATATGTACAAGGCCATGTGGAAACATTTCCTTCTTCGTCCGTCAGGATAATTGTGGACACATCTGAGGCAATATCTTGTGAAAGCTCTGCAACCAATTTTGTGTCCACGTCAATGAACGTAGAGAGGATTTCTCCATCGGTTTTAGCCTCTTTTGTAGTGTCTACTACACTCACCACCATGTTAGGTACAGCAAGCCTTCCTAGCGCCGTTGCTGTGAAGCTACAACCGCTCTTCTGGTACAGAAGCTTGTTATACTCGCGCATTAACCTCACCTGAGCTTGTGCAAGAGTATGCGTAGCAAGTAACTCAACTTCTAATGGGTTATTGATAGTAGTAGACGATGGCATGTATATCGTTTTTGTTGTTCCATTATCAGAGTGACCTTGGTTATCAAGGACGTAAGTGAGCTTCACTCCGTCGTTAGCATCCGTCTTGCGAAATACTCTTGTTAATTTTAAGCTTTCTGGAACAACATCCCTATGTGTGAACTGCATCGCAATATCATCTGGCTGTTCGTAATTGGTATAAAGCTTGCTTCCAACTTGGAAGCTATTGCAATCCATATCCTCAAGAATTGTGTTTACCTCTTCGTCGTACTTAACACTTGCATTATCAAACACGACTCCAATTTTAGAGTGATCTGCACCAACCCTATTTTCAACGTCGAGCCTAGCTTGTTTCAATGTTTGAAAATCTAAACTGATTGGTGTACGTCTTCCGTTGAATTTATCGACATGGAGGTTGGCGATAACAGTGTCAAACTTATCGTATAAACCTAGAGTAGGACCGAGACTCCACGTATCCCCGCTTTCTACAACAGGGTAAATCTTCCGAGTTGCCTGCATAGAAAGAGAGAGGTCAGATGCGGCCCCATATGCGTTATTAAAACTACGTTCCAACCTGATGAGCGTTACACCTGAGTCTGAATAATTCGGTATTGGAATAAAACGATACACATCTCTCAGTACAAAACTATCTGTTGTGCTTAGTTTCCTATGTACAGTGAATTTAACAGGATAAATAGTCCCGTAGGTGAATGTAATCTCTTCTGAATATCCAACACGCTTTGCAGTATTCAAGTCAACAGGGTAAACATACTCTGTAGTGGAAGTTGTTGCATTGCTATAGTGAGTTGTGATAACAGCGGTATTAGCTCCTCCAGCAGTACCACCTTCACACACGTAATTAAGTAAATACTTAGTTGTGTCTCCATTCACAGGCGTGTTACTGTCCCATTCAATAAACACAGGGGTAGCCTGATATTCGCTTGTTACAGAGATAAAGGCACTTCCGTTTGTAAGAGCTTCCTGTGACTCTCCATACAAATAAGGTAGTTGCGGAGCATTATAGGGAGGATTGGGGCTGTTAAGCATGTAATACTTTGATACTTCACCAATCAGGTTGTTTTCACCATCATAGATAGGGTAATAGATTCTATTCCAACGGGTCAGTGCAGATGCCGTATTGATATTAAGAGGCCATTGATCCCATGTCTTTGATATACCATTTATTGTTGCCCACACAATATCAACAGTGATACTTCCCACTGACACATTGGTAACTGTACCAGAGATTGTTGCGCAATCAGAATAGTAAAGAGCTTGCTCATCTACTGCGTAAGTAATATTCCCAAATCCTATATTACTTCCAATCTGAACGGAGGTTGCTGTCCAATCTGCAACACTCGTACTAGAAACAACAATTGTTGCTGTATTGGAAGCACTTACGAAAGTGCCCCTAGTTGTCATATTGATATAGACAGCCGCACCAAAAGTAACTCCCCCTGTGTTTGGGGCATTTAACTCTTGCGAGGAGATAGCTGTGTTTTGCAGGACACTCATCGGCGTAAAGACGCAGCTATTAGTTGTTGCCGAGTATGAAGGTGTTCCCCCAATTGATGCACCATCTTCATAGAAATCTACACATGTTGTCGGGATATTTGTTACTGAATAGTCCCCATCCACCACATTACCGATCCCATATTTCCCCTCTCCAACACAAAGAATAGAGCACTCTACTTCAATCTTGTCTGAGTTGAAACGGTTGTAGGAGGAAAGTAGGGAAGGAATAACTTTTGGATGTGTTCCCCAAATATCTTCAATTCTCCCCCCAAGCCTAACTTCATTGGAACGCCCGCCCATTGTGTTAGCAGGACTAACTGCTGCATTTGTACCTGTTGAAATCGTAGGCATCTTTGGCTTCTTGAGAGCACCTGACACCGTGTTCCAAATCTTCCTAGTCAGTCCAAGAGTGGCCATACTAGCAAACTCTGTAACAATGCCTCCAATTCCGCCAGCCACTACTTTAACAGCAATAATATCTGCATTTACACAAAACAAATCTTCCCATGTAGCTCTAGTGTTGTGAGAGACGTATGTGTTGTAATATGTGTAATCAAACATTTTGTTGTTAAGGACATATTCAGCAACATAAGTTTGAAGGTGTATTGTTTCTTTATTCTCTAAATTAACAATTGTAATTGTTGCCACTAAACCCCCTTCCACTTAAACAAATGGATGTTCTTGTTTGTATTACGAAATGACCACAAAGGCTCTCGCACAACTTGCCCTACATTTGAATTAGCGTGTAACACCATTCTACCATCATATACTCCAACATGCAACGTTCCGTCAACATTTTTATTTAACAGAAGGCAATGTTTTTCTATTTCATCTATTTTTTTAAAATTATTCTTTATCCACAACAGAGCAGAGAAGGTATACTCTGATAAATCTCCGTCGGGGAGGTTTCCGATACCTAATGATCTGTAATAAGCGCACACTGTAGTTGCACAATTAAACGTCTGCTTGTCATAGCTTTTACCAACAAGTGTCATACATATTGCCTAAGCATTGGGAAACGCTCTACTGTATAAACTTCTCCACAACTTGCGTAAATAGCGTCTGGTGATTTAGCAGTAAATGTGCAGCCCTCTTCTCCAAATGTAATGTCTGTAACTTCCAATTCATATGGCCCTTCTGCGACTTCACTGAACGTTCCGTCAACATAGGAGATATAGGCGTACACTGCTATTGTGATCGGACGAAGTTCGTCCTCTGCAACTAGATCAATTAAGTCAGAGATAGCTTTGTTTGTTCCAAGGGCTGTTCCATCTTTATTTAAATCACTTACTGTGAAAGACACTTCACTCACCATGTCTGAGGAGACAGAAGGAATTTGAAATTGAACAGGAACAAACTTATACGCACGAGATATACCATATGAGTCGTTCTTTACAAATCCTCCGTAGTAATCTGTAGCACAATAGGTTTCGTACAAGTCCCCTGCAATGGGGATGAGTAGTACGAAAGCCCCTACCGTGATTTGTGTTTCAGGGGAGGAGGCTAACATTTTCCTAATTGCGGCTTTTTGTTCATTAATTGTGGGCATGTTGCCTCCTTGTATTTATGGAACGTAGGCTGTGTAGCCCATTGGATCAAGAGCATATGGGAGTAGGGCCATGAATCCCAGTAGATATTCGTCACTTGGAAACATGCTCCCATATTCATAGTCTGTCTCCATTACAGTCAAATCGAAGTTTGGAATACAAAGCATGTTCATTGTTACAATTGCAAACTCTCCAGTGAACCTTGAGAAACTTGGAACAGAGATTAGTTGACATTCATACTCTAACAATTCACCTGTGAAGTCCTGTTTTGATGTGAATGGTTGTGATCCTTCTGCAATTTCAAACATGTACCAAACATGAAAGGCTTGAATCTCGCTGCTGCTCCCTAAATAATAAGGTGCAGATACGGAAAACTGCTGACGCCGTGTGTTTGCAATATTACGAGAATGTCCACCCACTCTGTTCTGTAACTCTCCTGAATTGACCGGAGAAAAAGAATAAGAGGTTTGTGTTGGAATCTTTTCTACACCATTTAGTATAAAATAAGGGACGGTCATAGAACGTACCCCATTGGATCGAGCGCAGACGGGAGAAGAGCCATAAATTCTATTAAATACTCGTCATTTGGAAACATATTCTGGATAGCATACTTGATAGGGGGGACACACTCTAACGTCATTCCAACCTTCCCATGGTATCCTGTCCACTCTCCAAATGCAGGGACTCCTACTATCTGGCATACATATTCTAGAAGGCCTCTGCCAATATCCAATTTAGCAAGAAACTTCTTCTGCCCGCTGCGAATAGCCCCATAATAGAATTGACAAAACTGCACCACTTCTCTGTTAGTCATTAAGTCGTATTGCACACTAACTTGAATAGGTTGATTGCGATAGTTCTTACGAATTCTCGGCATACCTTTTGTCACTTGTGTTGTGAGAAAACCTTCTACGAACGAGGGAGAGTACCCATCTGTAGAAGGAAGTTTCCATTCTCCGTTGATGAAGAATCTTATTAATTGTTCAGCCATTTATTCTCCTCATCTACGGTTTAGTGCTGTGTGGCTGTTAAGGGCTTTTACAGATTTACTCTTAGGGTTGCCCATCTCTCCTGCCATAGCTGAAGGGAGGTATTCTTCGAGAATCAAAAGCACGTCACCCTTGGAGGTTGTAGATTGTCTAACATTTACACCCGCGTTGTTGATAACTTGGATATTTATACTATTCCCACCCAATAACTTAGCGGTTTCTTGACGGGAGGTTACATTCAACCCCCCATTGGAGTTTCTGCTAACCAGCTCACTACCGTATTCCGCAACGCTGCCATATTCTCCCGCCCGAATGGTGCCACCATTATCGTGCATCATAGAAGAACCGAGGCTGTACGCTGCTGCTGCCCCTGCTGCCAACACACCAACGGCTGCAAAAGGTGCTACAGGACCGAGGAAAGCCATAGAAGCAGTAAGCTTTGCAAAGGCTACACTAATCCACGCGGTTATTTCAGTAGCGGCTGTAGCAAGGGATGTTCCAAGCCACGTTGCAGATGTCGCAATGTGAGTGGCTAGAGTACCAAGCATTGTTGCTTCTTTAATTGCTTCCCCGACAACAAACGTATCTGTCTCTGCAACGTAACCAGCCATTACACTTGCAGAGGTTGTTGTTGATATTGCTGCCCTCCACGCTTCCTTTGTTCCCCACTCAACAAGACTGCCCACTACACTTGTCAAGATTGTATTACCAAGAGAATTCAAGGCTTGATTGAGCGTAGTTGTTCCTGTCAACAACCCAGTAAGATTAGAGGACGTTGAGCCGGACAATGAATCTACAGCCTTCAGCAAAGTAGAATACCATGTAGACTGTGATGCAAAATATTGCTTGGAGGCTTCTAATCGTTTATCCTCGTATTGTTTATCCAACGCATCTTTTGCAGCAAGATTTTCTGCGTGCATTGTTATGGGATCAATATTCTTATCTATATTGGCACTAGCTTTAGCGTAGTCGGCTGCCACCACTTGACGTGGATCACCAGAAGCTGCTGCAATAATTCCTTGTTTATTCAGTTCAGATGTTTGTTGTTGCAACAGAGCAAGACGCAGTTTTACAGGGTCAGAGATGGCTGTGGACTTCTCTAAGAGTTTAGCGTATTCTGTATCTTGTTCTCTCAGAATTTCAAGTTGACTCTTAGTCCCTTCATAAATCTTCTTAGTGATGGAATCTTGCTTTTCTCGATTAGAGAGTGCTTTTTGATCTCGACGATTTAGTTCGTCTTGATCTGCTAACTCGTCTTGCAGAAGGGCTTGTCTCCCAATTGCAGCAGCTTCCTCCTCCTTAATTCCGCCATTTACAAGCTTTTGTCTAAGCTCTGCTGCAACTTTACGGTGTTCAGACTGCTTCACCTCGTCAGAGTCGATCTTACCAATCTCTTCACCAACTTTAAGTAACCCACTCAGCTCTGTTTTTAATCCTGCCTCAGTGATAGCATAAGCCTTCATCCTGTTGGCAAGACTAGCTGCCTCTTTGTCTAGAGTTTTTCCTGCCTTTGTTTCCCTCTTGTTGTCAAACTCTTCCATCTTCTTTTGGATGTCGAGATTCAGACGATCAATACTCAACCCGCCTTCTCTCTTAGACAAGTTTGTAGCTAAATACTCATCCCTCTTTGCAAGTAAACTGTTGTGGTAGGCTTCTCTTGATATTACAACACCTGTACTGGCAACCACCTCTGAAACATACTCGCTTAAGCGTTGCTCTTTTTCCAGTGCTTGACTTTTGAGAGTAGCTTCCCTCTCACTCATCTTAATCTTACCTTCGATTAAGGCGATTTCACTTCGTAAAGCGTTAGCACTCTCTCTTGCTCGCTTTTGAACACCTAGAACATCACCTCCACCTTCACTTCCAATAGTGTCCAGTGTATCTAGCTTGGCCTTCATGGCAGACAGTCTAGAACCTTCTGTGAGCCGGAAGAAGTCATTTAATTGTCTTCCTGCTACCTCATAAGCCATCCCCCAGCCTGCAATAACCTTAGACCAGAGGTTCATATTCTCAGTAGCAGATTTGTTTCCAGCAGAGGCAAACTTAGAAAACTCCTGCATAGCCAGTGTAACAGCTTCTTGTTTCTTTCCTTGTGACTCTAAAGCAAGGATTTGTTGATAGATTGCAGCGGTGAGGAAGTGGTGTTCTTGATTTAACTTTAAAATAGCAGATGAAGGTTTATTAGCTAACTCTTCATATATTTTTACAACCTCTGAAACCTTAGTGCCTGTTGCCTTTGCAAAAGCAACCGCACCTTGTGCTGCAATTTTCAGATTCTCACCAGTAACTTTTCCTGAGCCAGCAACGAGGTTGAGTGCTTCCCGCATATCCCCTGCCGAGGAAGTTCCTGTTGCCATTCCTTTAGCCATTTGTTCAAGGCCGGTTGCTGTTTTACCCACATACCCGTTGGTATTTGCTAAAGAAGCCCTAAACTCGTCCCCTTCTTTTTTTGCTGACAGGATGAAATAGGCTAATCCTGCAAAAGCTCCTGCAAGCAGATTAACGGGGGTAAGAAGACCTAATAAATAAGTTCCCATAGCCCTCATTGCATTTCCAAGCCCACCAAACATATCCTTCAACTGCCCACCTTGTTGTAACAACACAGTGAGGGGCGCTTGCCCCCCTTGCAGGGATACAACAATGTCGGTAAACTGCGCAGGGACGCCGCGCATTGAAGCGTTCAATTGCTTTGTGGACATACCAAAAGAGTTTGTTGCTTTACCAGCTTTGTCCATCCGAGTAATAAACGGCTCCACAACATCTGAAGCACCAAGCAAAGCCGCCCTGTGGCGCAATAGTGCTACATTACCGCCTTCTAATTTAATAGCACCAAACTCAGCTTCTTTGGCAAGCCTACGTATTGCGTTTGCAAGTTTATCTGCTTCAGACGCACCACTACCACCTCCACCATGAGTACGCGGCCCTGTCGCAGATGGATTAGCACCATTACTAACTTGGCGAACAACGCCAGCCATACCTTGCATTCCTGCTAGGGCGGCTTGCATTCGTTCCAGATTGGTTGCTACAACACCCAACGCACCAGCATTACCTGCAAGGCTCTCTGACGCTGTAGCAACAGAAGTAAACGCACCACTCTTCACATTGCTGAGTGACTTGAAAATATCAGTGGTGCTTCTACTCATTCCCTTGATATTATTTGTAATATCTTTTAGTTCACTAGCGAGGTTAGACAAGCCACGTGTACTATTCCCGCCCAACCCTGCAAGTGTTTGTGCAACAGCATAAATATCTGCACGATAAGTTTGTGCTGCCTTGCCTAGTTTATCTAAGTTATTAGCAGCAGGAGCCAACCCTGTTTGTGTTACCTGTAAACTAAGTGTAGCAGTGGACATTTCATTTCCTCATTTGTTTCTGTCTGTTTTCGTGTTGGACATTGAGCCAGATTCTGTCTAGCGCAAAGATGGTGTCTTGCATGAAAGTATTAACCTTCACATCGTTGATTTCTGCCCAAGCTTGCAATTGCTGATAACCAATTGTCTGAGGGCCAGATTCTGTGTAAGAACGTCTTTCGGAGAGTTCTAGGAAGTCATACCACAACCCTACCATTTTAGTGGGTAGGAGAGTGTTGCGATAATCTGTTAATTCGGGAGGAGTGAATTTTGTTGTACGTTCGACAGCTTTCAAATGTTCTATTTGGCTTGTACCAGAGAGCTGAGAATTCATCTTAAATGTCTTCTCAGCGTATTTATACAAGCCCTCTGTTAGTTTCCC